GGCATTAGCAACAGGTATGCCTACCATTTCAACAAGTAGATGGTGTTCGTATGAAAAATATCTTGGTGACAATATTATTGAATCAACGCTTGGTAAAACACAACACTCTGGTTATCATACTGGCGATGTCATTCTTCCAGACTTTGACTCAACCGTTGAGCTGATGAAAAATGCGGTTGATAATTTTGACGCTCAGTGTGATTACTATTATAAGCAGGCTCCTAAGGTCATTAAAGAATACAACTGGCAGTCTCAGTGTGACAAGATGCTTAAGTCTTTAATTAAGCGTGTTGGGATAAGTATGCTTGAACCAATTGAAGGCGTAGTCAGGGATAAGTACATATATTTTCAAAGCGGGGCTGGATACAGCACAGGCAATGATGTAAAATTCTCAAGAGAGAAGCCGATACAAAAGGTTTCCGATGATGAGTATAATTCTTTAATTAGAAATCCTAATTTTAGAAAACCAACCGATCAAGAGATTGCAAGATATTTAGGAGGCTATAATGGATAGTATGGATTTTAATAATTATCAATTTCGTGCGGCAAAGACCGCCATTTACCCTAAAGAAGGCTTACAGGGGCTCCTATACACCTCTCTGGGGCTTGTATCAGAGGCTGGTGAGGTCGCTGGGAAGGTCAAAAAGGTACTCCGTGACGATCAGAGCATCATTTCTCCAGACCGTCATGAGCAGCTCGTAGATGAGCTTGGTGATGTGTTGTGGTATTGCGCAATGGTTGCCGATGAACTAGGAATTACTCTTGGCTATGTTGCTATGAGAAATATAGATAAGCTAGAGGATCGGATGAATCGTGGTAAAATCCAGGGTTCAGGAGATAACCGATAATTATTGCACGATTACAGTAGTTATGAGATCCTATAACCACCTATGGTTGTATCAAAAAAGAAATTAATCAAAGATGTCTCTAGATTAGAAAAAAAGCTTAGAGAAACTGAAAGCAAACTGCTTGCTATTCGTGTACAATACATCTTGATGAGAGCAGATCGCAATCGTCTGAAAGAAGAATTAGGTGAAGAGAACAGAGAAGGAAGAGATCAAGCGTGACAACGCCAAGGCTGTCAAGAATTCGGGTCGGGGGCTTAGGAAAGGGGATGCTTCTCTTCATAAGTTTTTGGTTGATTATAAGCATAATGAAAAAACTTTTACGCTAACCCTCAAAGCTTGGACTAAGATGAGAAAAGATGCATGGAATGCAAACTATAAATATCCATGCATTTCTGTTGTTTTCGGAGAGAACTCTGAGTCAAAGGTCGCTATAATTGACTGGGAAGTATTCCAGGATTTAATTAAAGGAAGCGAATATGAAGCTTAAATTTTGTTGCGATAAACTATCTGGTCACAAGAGTCTTGGTATAAACCTTGATCATGATGAATTCGCTATTGGTGTAAATCTTATATTTTGGTTTGTTGGGATTGCAAAAGTTTATCCACCATATCAAGCTTTAGTTAAAACAGAGGATCTGAGAAAGGATATTTAATGCCAGATATTATTGTTGACCCTGAAGTTCTTGCAGCGCAGATGGGTGATAAGTCAGAAGAGTTTATTAAATGCTTGGGTATTGTCCAAGACATTATTGAGAATCCACAAGATTATATTGGTATGCAAGCTATCAAGTATGCAAACATCTTGGCTGGGTATAGAACGCTTATGATTGTGAAATCACAAGCCTTTAAAAGAAGATCTACTATTATGAGCGAACAAGATAAGTTTGTTAATGATATTTGGAAAACAATGTACGAAGCACTAACTGAAAACATCAATGCCTTAAAACTGGCAGCAAAGGGAGTAAATTAAATGAAGGCACTAAAGCAATTAAGAACACCGAAAGCGGTAGCTCCCGAAGGTGGTGAGGTTGTGATGAAGGATTTAGTTGAGGCTATCAATGATCATCTTGCTCTTAGAAATACAACAAACTTTAAGAAAGTCAATGGTTTCCACCCTAGTTACACTAATCAGTGCGCTAGGTATTGGTATTACATGTTTGAAGGGGCAAATGTAACACCTTCATTTAGCTCTCAGACATATCGTATTTTTGATAATGGACATGCTGTTCATGAAAGACTTTATAGTTATCTCAGGGATATGGGTATTCTAATTGCTGAAGAAATTAAGGTAACTCATACAGATCCACCAATTGAAGGTACTGCGGATGGTATAATTAACTGGTATGGTGAAAAACTAATTGAGCTGAAATCAATCAGTCAAGAAGGTTTTCATTATAGACAATTACATAATAAACCAAAAGATGAACATTACCGACAAGCCCAGATTTACATGGAATGCCTGAACCTAGATTCTGGCTTTGTAATTTATGAAAACAAAAACAATCAAGAGATTCTCCCTATCTTTATTGAGAGGGATCAACCTTTTATTGACAAATTATTTAAAAAGTATAGGAAATTCTATGGCTCGTATTTGAGTCAAGAAATTCCTGTCCAGCCTTACAAGAGGACATCGGCTAACTGTAACTCTTGTGATTTGGCTGCTCTCTGCTGGGCAGAAGGAGTACAGGATTATGAAGGAAAAGGGGAAGAGCCCTTCTAGATTTAATTTATGTGAACGGGTAGATGGCTAGTGACGAGCATAGGATTTGTGCATACGAAGAGTGCGGAAAAGAATTCTGTGCAAAAGTTTACAATGCCATCTACTGTTCCGCAGAATGTAGAAAGATTGTAACAAATAGAAATTTATTGGCAAGCTATTATGAAAAAAAAGCTAATAAAAATAAAAAAAGAACTTGTAAGACAAAAAATTGTAAAACTATTTTATCAAGGTATAATAAAGAAACTATTTGTGAATCTTGCAAAAGAGAGCGCTATGTAAAAAGACTTGTCTCCTGGGGCTGGTCAGAAGACAATGTTAGGCGTGGTATGGAATGAGTGTGAGATCACTTGTTTCATCAATTAAATCTGAGCGAATTGTTGCTATAGACCCATCCTCGCATTCTCTTGCTTGGGTTATTTATGATGTAACCCTAGACAAGATTGATCTCGTAGCGAATGGTAAAATTGATTATAGAAAAGATAAAGATGTTTCACTTAAATTCAAAGCTATTGATACTGGCTTGAATGAGATAATTAAGGAGTACAGACCTAAGAATGCGATTATTGAACAATCTATTTATGTACAAAATTTTGAAACGAGCAGGATTATCTCGTATGTTATTGGCTACAGTTGGGGAGTACTCAGCGCTGGAGGCTGCCTGGTCTCGGATGTCAACCCGTTGATGTGGAAGTCTGGTATCGGATATAAAAATCTTTCAAAGAAGGATACTGAAGCATTTAAAAATGATGGCGAGAAGGGTTCTCTCCAGATTAAGCAAAAGAACGAAAGAAAGAAAAGAGTTCGGAATATCGTAAGTAAATATTTTGATAAGGGCGACATCGGTATTGACGATGATGATATTATAGATGCTGCAGGGATTGGATTATGGTTTGCTTTAAAGAAGATACAGGGGTCTGTTAATGGCTAATGAACCCTATAAAGATAAATCTTTTCTTTATGAAATGTATGTTCAGAGAAGAATGAACCTTACCGATATCTGCAAGCATTTGAAAGAAAGTTATAATATTGAGGTTACTCCTCAGGCTATTTATAACTGGGTAAAGAAATACGATTTGCTTAAGTTTAGAGGAAAAGGAAGAAGTCTCACAACAGCTGGTCCTAAAAGAGAAAAGTCGGCGGCTCAAGTTGATGCTGAGAAGCGTAAAAGAGAATTGCGTAAGAGAAGTGAATTGCAAAGAAAAAGGATGGGAAGATGAGAAGAAGTGTAACAGCAAAAGACATTTATACATTTGCAAAGCTTGATATGGTGTATAACCAAGTAAGAGTTATTGAAGCCAAGCAAAATGAAACAAAATACAAGTGCCTCGGCTCTGGCGAGTGTTGCCATATCGGACTTGTTATTCATATGACAGAGTGTGCAAATATTGCTTTTAAATTAAGACAGCAATACTATCTTTACTGGGAAGACAAGGGTAAGACTTTTGCTGATGAGTGGATTGATGGCGTAGTTGAAGATTTGAAGAAAGCAATGTATGATGAAACCTGCAATTCTGTGCTTTCTACAAAGGTGGATGTACCATCTATGGTTACAGACCAATGGTGTGCAGAACATTTGGCACTATTTCCACAGTAGATGACTATTGCCCAAGAATTAGAAATGCTAACGGCTCAATTGATTATTTCACTGGTGACACTGTAAGAAAGGTAATTATGCAGTTCCAGGATTTGCTCAAAGAGTATACAAATGGAAAAGATCTAGGCTACAACATGACTGTTTATATGCCATTAGGCGTTCTTAGCTTCATGCTTGAGCCAGAAGAATTGATTGAACTAGAAAAGACAACTGATTCCAAATTCTGGAAGGGCGTTGAAGGCTGGTTTAATTACAGAGTTCAGTTTACAAAAGAGCATGGTTATGACTATGACACTCTCAAGAAAGAAGCTGACGCTGTTAAGGTAGAGCTAAGATTCCCTCAACACGATCCAGTTGAATAATGATTGTATGGTCAGATAATCAAGCTGCATCGGTAAGTGTTGGCTATGGCTATGTTCCAGATAACCTGTACGGTCAAATCTCAAAGAGCGATTTGCCAATAAGAAAGAATAACTCTACTGCTCCGTCAGAAATTCAGACCTTACTTGATGGTTTCTCATTTGGTTATATGACAACCAGAAAGTCTTATGATGAAATCGTCATCAATCACTCAATGCCAGAATTTTTTATAGAATCAAGCATATACTCAATTGGGCTTACATACTGGGAAACAAATAAGCTACCAGATTCATGGGTTGTTGATTGCAATAGAATGGATGAGGTTTGGACTACATCTCGTTTTATGCGTGATGTATTCATAAATTCTGGAGTGACTGTTCCAGTATATGCTTTTAACCTCGGTGTTAATCCAGACATATTCTTCCCAGTAAAGCGACATCCACATACTCCATTTACATTCTTAAGCATTGGCTCTCCTTCAACCAGAAAGAACTCTCAGACAGCTGTAGACGCTTTTATAAAGGTGTTTGGCGGTAAGGAAGGGTATCGCTTGATATATAAATCAAACGGTCCTCCAGATGCCAGGAGTATCAGTAATGGTATGAAGGATCGGTTATCTCATCCACAAATAGAAATAATTGACTGGGAAGTTAGCACTGAGGAGCTAGGTCGCATTTATGATTGCGCTGACTGCCTATTGTACCCAACCAGTGGTGAAGGGTGGGGTTTGATTCCATTTCAATCTATAGCAAAAGGTATTCCAACCATTTGCACTAACGCAACAGCGTGTGAAGAGTTTGCGGATATGTCTATTCCTCTTGATTATGAGTGGAGTAATGAAAAGATGAGTGGTATATACGAAGGCGCTGGATTATGGGCAAAGCCAAATTTTGATGATTTATGTGATAAAATGTTATATGTTGTAAACAACTATGAAGAAGTGTCTAATAAGACATTTGCTTCTGCCCAGTATATTCATGAGAATATGACTTGGGAAAAAGTTTCAAAGGACTATGTAGATAGATTATGGCAGATATTGAAGTATTCAAAGGAGAAACTCTCCTAGACGAGTTAAAGAAAGTTGAAGAAGTTGGTTTGCTCTATGTAAAGGGCTATACTTATTCTGAAATAGCAACTCTTCTTTCATTGCCTATTGATAAAACAAAAAATCATGTAAAAGAGTACAAGAAGATTCTTAATCGCCAGGCTGAGGATGATCCATATTTTCTTGAGAAGCTGCAATTTAATACAATTAAAGCGCTGCAAGAGTTTGATCAATTAAGCAAAGAAGCTTGGGAAACAGTTAATATTGCAACCGATCATGGAATGATTCCTGCAAGAATTCAAGCAATTAAACTTGCGGGTGAATTAGCTACTAAAAAAGCACAACTGCATAAACTATTAACTGGCAATACGACTGACAACCAGTACATTGCAAGAATGCAGAAGGCAGAGAATGTGAATCAAATTCTATCCAAAGTGCTGCGTGATGTCATTGGTCTACATCCAGAAATTGCAAATGAGGTTCGTAAAGAATTAGAAATCGCATTTGAAATTATGAATGCGGATGCATAGTGATGACCGATACCCCTACCATAAAGGTTTATACAATGAGACCCCTTTTGACCCCTCATAAAGGTTTTAAAAACTCAGATCAACCAATATCTCAAGGTGGTGATCAATCATGAGCGAATTCATGGGGATGAATCTTGAGCTAAAAGACTTTGATCGTCTTTTGCGCCAAGATGATCTTATAGAAACTCCTGTTGATATTCAAACATTTGTACAAGATAAAGAATATTTAGGTTTACCTCCGCTTTCTGATATTCAATTGGAAATCGTAAGACATTCTACACAAATTTTTAAAGAGCGTACATTGATTGCGATTTATGGAGAAGAAGAAGGAAAGAGATGGTATAAAGAATATACAGATAATGAAGTTATTTGTATGCTCGGTAAAGGTTCTGGAAAAGACCATTGTGCAAGAATATCTATGGCGTATACAGTATATCTAATTCATTGCCTTAGGGATCCATTAATTTATTACGGTAAGGCTCATGGTGTTTATATAGACT